TTAACCCCTTGTGCAATCTTTACAACCTTTTTACCAATGCTTATCGCAATATGGTTCAATTCGTAAGGGGAAACAACTTCAACACGTCCCACAAAATCTCTTACTAAAAAAGGTATACCGCTTATAAAAACGCCGAATTGTTCGATGTTGTGAATCGTGGGCGGGTTATTCTGATTGAATATAACACCCTTTAAAAGCAAGCGATAGTCTACGTCTGACATAGGCTGTCTAATATCGTCGCCTTTCCATAAGCCAGCATCCCAAAACTTAAAGGGATCTGTAGAATCCCATGTAAAAAGGTTTGCTTGCACTAATGGGTCATCAACAAAACTTTCAGGGCGTGCTTGGTCTATAATCGTACCGATTAAGTCAAGTTGTCTACCACCCGACAAATCAATATCCAAGCGTGTGTAAAGCTGATTTAAAGCAAAAACAATAGACACGCAAGGGTTATCAATCAAGGCATAAAATAAAGCCAATAAAGAAATTGTGCCTTTATATTGAAGCATTAAACGCTCGTTAGTGCCTGCCATTAAGGTGTCTCCGTTACGGTTACGTCTGCTACTTCAATTTGTATAAGTTCGTCTTTATCCGCCGATAGCGTGGCACTAAAGCCGTCAATGGTCAACGTGTCAACCTCAATGCCACCCACGCTATGAATCACACCAAACAGACGGCTATAAACTAAATCCTGCCCAATGGTGAACGTATCCGTGTAATCTTCTAATGCTTGTTTTATTAAAGTAACGCCATTTGTAGGAAATGCTGTACCGTCTTCTGCTAGGCTGTACGTTATAACAATCGTAGGGTTTACGGTTGTGGGTCTATCAAAGCGTATAACGTGGGGGTTTCCTGTAACGGGACTTGTAACCGTATTAACCACCGCCCCCCTTGTGCCAATGCCTGCACTATTGTGGTCTATAATCGCCTCTGCAATATCGGCGTTTGCTCCACCTTGCACAATCGCCCAAATGTGATGGGCTGGTGTACCGTCGCCGTCGGTTACGTCGTCGTCATTTTCAAATACGACCGCTTGCGTTACATTGTCAACGGCTAAAATTGCCCCTCTAATACTTCTATCGACGGATGCCGTGCGTCGTATTCTTAGTTCTTCGTCCGTCTCTCTATTCTGCCCTGTCGTGCCTGCTAAAAGATTATTAACAGAATCCCACCCACTTATAGGCGTTTCAATGGATGTAATCACACCAATGGGGACTTCAAAGGCTCCGCTTTCTTGTGCAACCGTTTCCACGTTTGATCCACGCTTTACTATGGATAAATTAGCAGTGGTTGCAACCGCCGAAAAGTCAACGCTAGCGTTTAATAAACGTAATTGTGAGTTTACGTTGCTAGGGGTCACAACCGCCGTACCTATTGCCGAAACTAAACCGTTTAGAATCGTGTTTAAAGGAGGGGAGCCACTGGCTGTATAAGTGTAAGCCACGCCGTTAATCGTGACCGTATACGCTCCATTCCCTACTGTTACTACATCTAAATAAACATCCCTTGCTTCTGATGCTGAAATTGTAACGGCATCCACCGTTTCAAACGTCAAGTTGTTAAGGCTGTCTAACACTTCCTGACCCGCACTTAAAACCGTACCTTCCACGCCATAACAGACGACCGACGCTTGGCTAGGCGTGGCTGGTTTACGCACAACTGCTGTTAGGCTTGCCACACGATCTAGCTGAATCCCACTAGCGAAATCGGGGTATTGTGAAAGGTACACATCGTTTGCTAATGCCCAAACCTCGGCGTGCTTTTCTGAAAAGATGCCTACCAGTTGACCGAATACGCTTTGAGGTCTCAAATCGATATTAGTACCAAACTGATTTTTTAGGTCGTCTTCAATTTCTGCTTTAATCACTTCTAAGGTCTTAGGAGTAAATCCTTCAAAAGAAAGTCCGTATGCCATTAACCGAATACCTCATTACCTGTTATGACTGTACCTAATGCTTGAACTTCAAACGTCACCACCGCTCGGCGTGTGCTAGGGTCTAAATCAAGCGTTAATGAATTAAGCTTTTCTACACCGTTTGTTTTTATAATCTCACGAATCAAAAGCTGTTGAACACGGCTTCGTGATGTCCCCTTTTGTAAAATCTCATCAAACCAAGGCAAGCCTACACTTCTATCTAAAAACCATTCGCCTAGCATCGCCTGCAAGTTCTGCTTAATGCTTTGCTGTACCCAATTACCGCCGTCTACTAAACGTAAGTCCCCATTTGTAATGGTTAAATCGTGGCTGGTACGGTCTAAGAGTAAATCCATTTATTGTGGGTTCCCTGTGAGTCCTGCCCCTGTTTGAACACCGCCATGTTTGTGTGTTGCAAACGGAATGCCTGCTAATGTGCTTGTGCCTGAAACGTTCAAATTGCCTGTTATGGTTGTGTTTCCTGTTAGGGCAATACTAGGGGCTGTCACATTTACCGCTAAGGGTGAAGTAACTGCAATGCCTGCTTCACTTAGTGTAACAGTATTTGCTCCATATTTCAACTCTAAACCTTGTAAACTGCTTGGTTGCAAGCCGTGCATCTGTGGCAAGAAAACCGCATCCGTCCACGCATGACGACGCTTGCTTTGTGGCGTGCTTGCCTCCATATCTAAAGCCCACTTGCCAATATCGCCGTCGCAATGAATCAACAACCCCCAATCGCCACGCTGTAAAGGAAAGGTGATGCGTGTTGTCAATGTGGATAACCACATAACTGGCACCGCTGAAATAATCGGCACATCCAACACCTCTTCATCATCTCGAACGTGAGGGATCGTAATCTTCACCGTGGCTAGGCTCTTCGTGGCATCGTAGCTTTCAATAACCGCAGGCATTGCGACACGCATCGTTTCATAAACTTTTCGCATCGTGCGTTTTAACAATTCGCCGTTATTTTCGTTCATAAATTGTAGCCCTCGTTATAAACTCGCCTGTGCGGTTGCCTCCCAAATGCTCCACCGTATCAACCACAAATAAGCCGTTTACGAAATTACTTTGCACCTCAATTAAATCAAACGGATTAAGTTGTGGACGCAATAGCATTGTAATCTGATAACCTGTTGCTTTAATCTGCTTAGGTAAAACACGCTCACTAATAAGCGTATCATCTAATACTTCGGGTTGTGCTAGTAAGCCGTTTTGTGGTGAAATCGTTAATACCTTTGTTTCATTTAACGCCTTGCCACGCAACGTAAAAATAAGCGTGTTGTTTACAATACCCCACGATGCGTTTACGATGCCTACAAGGTCATCTAGGGCTTGCGACGCTGTGCCTGTGTGGGTGTAGCCACCCTTTAGTGGGGTCTTTAATGCAATGCCTGCGTTTGCAATAAGCTTTAATCCCATTTGTTTAGCGATTGATTGTACCGCTTGGTTGATCGTCGCACCGTTTGCAAGTCCTAACACCACACGCTTGTTTTTCAACGCAAGCAAGCCGTCGTAACCTTCGATGTTCGTTATTGAATCGGGCGGTTGCCATTCTGTCGCACGGCGTGTAATGTCACACTTGGCAAGCAACACCAAGTCATCATCATAACCTGTGTAAATCTCCAAACCCTTGTTTGACTGGATAAATTGCCGTGTCGTATCGCTCAAGTTCTTAATCGCTACCCTTGCTTCATTCGGTGTAGTGCTTCTATCTTTTCTCACTTCAAAAACGGTATCAAGCCCTTGATTCAAAACAAGGGTGTCATTTTCGCCTATAATACGCACTTCAACGTTTCTAAGAAACTGCTTCGTCATAGCATAGCACCGCCTTATCTATTAGCTCCTGTGACGTGGGTGTGTCCCCTGCAATTGTGCCTATAGGCTGTAAAAATAGCGTCCCCTGTGGAGCGTCTTCATTACCGCCTCTGAATGCCATTCTGTAACCAAAGTTTAGCTTCATCCCTAGCTCAATAGGCGTTTCATCGGGAAGCATTAAATCAAGCACATAGTAAGGCTCCACACTAGGCGGTTTAAGCAATAGCCCACGCAATAGGTAAACCGTGCCGTCTAATTCTACCTCGTACTCCCAACTGTCAAGGCTTGGCAATTCTAAAGTGACTATACTCATGCTCGTAACCTTTCTAGTGTGCGTTGTGCAATAGCCGTTATACTATTACTAGCAATGGTTCCTTGCTTGCGTCCGACGTTGACACGCCCGCTTTTATCGCTTAAAAATACGCTTTCTAAAATGTTGGCTTGAATAAACGACACGTTAAAACGTATAGAATCGCCGTCTTCATTCGCTCGTGGGATGCTTATAGATGTAATCAACATATTAGGGTAGACTTCATATAAGGGTGTACGCCCTTTCCACATATCCACAAGGCTTTCATAGGCTTGAATGCGTGCTACTGGGTTTGGTTGAAAGCTGAAAGCTCGTATAACGTCGCTATCACTTATTATGCACTCCATGCTGAACTCTAACGGCTCGTTATAAACGTGATCCGTTACGTTTTCCCCTGTTTCAATCGGGGCAGATGTTACCGTGTTGTTTAGGTTGATTGTTTCACTTATAACGGCATCCAATTCTAGGAAGCCGATTTTCTTTCTAACAAGCAATCCGAAAACATCGAGTAGTGCTACTTTGATAGCCATTTAATAAACTCCTGCTGAAACAAGTCCACGCCGTGCATTATTTGCAAGGCTACTTCCTATAGACTTGGCTTTTTGTGGGGTTATACCGCCTGATGCGTTTACTACTACATTTTGTTGAAGGTTTCTAGTGCTAGTATTGGTTGTACCTGCCCCTTGGCGTTGTGCCTCTGCTTGTTTTCCACCACGCATAACAAGCCCCCCTGCTCTTGCACGGCTTAAAACATCGCTCGCTTTTATTCCTGCAGAGTTCAATTTGCTAGAAACATTATTCCACAAATCCCCTATGCCTTTAATAGTATTAGACAATAGCTTGAACTTTAATTCTAAAAACGCTAAAAGGGCAATAATTCCCGTAATCGCTAAACCTACTGGTCCTAATGCCCCAGCCATTGCTATGCCTGTTTGAATAGCAGCGGGTATCATTTGAACCAACATAAATACCTTTAGTGCCACATACCCTGCCAATAAAGCCCCTAGCCCTGCCGTCAAGGTGCCTGTGTTTTTAATAGTCCATAAAAGCACAGGCTCAAATGTTTTGTAAGCGTCTATAGCAAAGTTAATAGCATTTGTTAATCCTTCAAATAATTGTTTTATATTAAGTCCAACTAACTCTTTATTTGCAATAATATAATCTTTAAATCTAACGACTAATGTACTTAAATAGTTAATGAATGTATTAACAGGTGCTAATTTATCCTCAATAGCTAAGCCTAATTCAATAAAAGCATTAACGCCTTGATTTTGTACACGTTGGAAGGTTAATGGTAATTTTGCAAAACCTTTAGCTGCATCTTCTGAAGCTTTTAGTATGGCTCCTAATAATTCTTTTCCTGTTATGCTTCCTGTTTTTTTAGCATTTTTAATCCATAATTGCAACTGTGTAGGTGTTTTTCCTAATGATTTAGCTATTGCAACGTGTAAAGCTGGTAATTGCTCTACGATTGATCTGTATTCATCAGCTTGTACGGTTGCACTTCCTATCGCTTGTCCTAATTGCAATAATCCACCTTGTTGTGAAGTAGTAGGTGTCCCCCCGAGTTGTGCTAGTTTAGCGATTGTACTTAAAAGGGTTATTTGATCTTTTGTGCCTATATTATATTCACGGCTTGCCATACTGACTTTCCCATAAAGGGAACTTAAAGTATCTACGCTTTGTCCTGTTTCATTAGAAATGGCTAGTATTTCTTTAAATCTGTCCCTAGCATGGCTCATATCTCCTGACAAAATGCCAATTCTAGCAATGTTTGTGTTTAAAGAATCATTTAATTTTATAATAGCAGTAGTTGCCACTAAGACACCTGCTCCAAACCCAATAAATACATTTCTAAGTGAACCGCCTAGTTTATCCGCATTATCTCTTAAACTTTTCATTGCACGGATTTGTTTATCTTGTATTTCTTTTAAAGCCACTGCCTGTTCTTTTAGAACTTGCTTATAAACACGGTTAAACTTCTTTTCTGCCTTTGAAAGTTCATTGTCAATGCGACGTTGAGCCTCCTTCATAGCAGGTTCGTTAAGCTTGGTTTCGATTGTGACTAGCAATTCCCTAAGAGTTGCCATTATCTACCGCCCTTCTTTTGCTTGGCTTCTGCCTCTGCTTGCATCAAGGCTTGTACGTCGTCTTTCATGTCTAGTATCGCATTCATTTGTAACAAGTCCTCGTAGTCATAAACCGTTCGTAACTCGTTTAATGTCGCCATGCCTTCACGAACTAACCGCCATACAAGCCAATCGTCTAAGATGCTTTCGCCTATTGTCCCATAGGAGCGGTCGTCGTACTTGGGTTGACGGCTTGGCTTCCAAAACCCTGTAGCATCGGCAAAAAATTGTTTACCTTGATGACCTCTGCCATTACTTCAAACAATTCGCCCCAATTACTAGCATAGTGGTCGTCGAACACGCCCATAACGCTTTGAGATTTATTGTCTAATGTGATGTAAGTGTGACGTAACATGTCTTTAATCAAGTTAAAATCGGGATCATGCGTTAAGCTGTATTCACAAAACGCTGTAGCCAATTTTACTAAATCGATTAAGTTAAAATTAACGTCGCCTTTTTCATCCTTTTGAAGGTTGACGTTTAAGTCGCTTAAGTGGCTACCAATCAACCTAACAAGCTTCAATCCTTGAGTGGCTGGGTGCGGTGTGATGTCGTATACAACGCCGTTAAGCGTGGCACGTTGTGCTTTGCTAAGTAAACTCACTAGCTAGCTCCCCCGTAGTTAATGTTTACATCAACGGCGGTAAACTGATATTCACGACCGCCTGCTTCAAGCTCTCCACTAATCGAAGGCAAGGCTTTTGGGTAACAAATACCCACCGCTTGCGTATTCGTCGTGTTAGCATCCTTTAACAAGAAAGCACTGCTTGCTTGTGTGCGAATCAAACTGTTTAACACGTCGTTACTAGGTGAGCCGTTTTGAATCATAAAGTTCAAGCTCCAGCTAATGTTCGTGTTAATGTTTCTAGTAAAATCCTTGTCTACACCCATTGAAGTAGTGGAAATATCGGAATCGGGTTCAAGCGTAATTCCTGAACCTTCCATAAAACCCTCAATAGGAATACCGCCAATAATTAAATTGACTTTCTTAGGGTCGTGGTTATACTGTGCCATTGTTTAATCTCCTTTAGACGGTTACGGTTCCTGTGATTGTCATAAACTTAATCGCTCCAATCAAGCGAGCTTCAAACGATGCCTTGTAAAGACGGTTTGCACGGTCTGTAGCCTCTGTTAGTTCGACGCTAGGCGTGGTGACGGTGAAGTCGGTGTCGATTAAACGAGTCCCTACCGCCTTTTGTAAACGTGAACGAATCACCTGTTCAACGCTTGCAATGCCTTTGCTGTCATAGCCCACTTTTGAGAAGCGGTCAGCTTGTTGCGTCAATAAGAAGTACAAATCCTCTTCAAGACGTGTTTCAAGCCATGCTGTGCCGTGAATAACATCTCCCCATTCACCGCCAGTCATTTTACCGCCCAATGTACGCACGTTAGAACCGTCGGTTTCAAAGGCTTCTACGTTCTTAAAGTTAAGGATGTTTCGCTCTGTTTGAGTAAACGCAAGCTTGCCTAGTGCTGGGTTGAATGATGAAACAACACCCAACACTTTTTGATTGTGCCATGCTGTCGATCCCGCTGCTTGAAACTGGTTTTCTACAATAGGCAAGACACGCCCAATAATTGCCATTTCGGGAAATACACCGCTTGTATTCGTTGAACCGTACACGTTATAGTGATAGGTGACATGAGCATAATCGTTATCTAAGGCTTTCAAACTGCTACCTACGTCGGTTGTGTTACCGTCTACCAAAGTGTTAGCGTCTGACGTTCTAAAGAACACAATCTTACGACCTGCTAAAGCTTGAATCGTTGCACCAATGGCAAGTTGTACCGCTTTAGTGTCGTCTTGAATAGCCACTGCGTAAAAGTCATCTCTATTAGCTTGAATAGCCGTCAACGCTTGGCTGTATGTTTCAGAAACAAGCTTTAAGCCAATAAGCAACTGTTTAGCATTGCCACCTTGTGCAAAAAACGCTTGAGCGGATAAGTATTCAGGTGTCGTGTTGGTGTACTTCAACTCAACTTCTGCAAGGCTTGCATAACTAGCTACACGGCTCACAGGGGCGTATGTTACGTTACCACTTGTTGTAAGCGAAGTGCCTGCGGTATAAGTAAACGTCCCTGTCGTCGGTACGGTTGCTACAACATAGCGACCTGCTACGGCGGTTCCAGTAAAGCCTGACGTGTCGATAATTTGACCCACAACCAAACCATGGCTGGCTTTTGTTACGGTTACAACCGTCGTTGTTTGAGTGTAAGTGCCACCAGTAACGGCAGTTCCTACCGCTCCAGTTTCACCTATAAACAAAGGTACACCAAAGCCTGTGCGTGGTGCAAACGATGTAAGAAGTGAAATCTGTACATCAATAAAGTTCTTAATCAAAGATAATGACACTATGCTGTCCTCCATGTTGCTAATACATCTACATCATCAATATAACTATTAACATATTCCACCGCTCGGCTTGTGTGCATCCTTAACGCTATGTTGTAACGTGGTTGCCACTGCTCCCCAAACAATGCCGATACATCCGTTGGAGGCTGTATCACTTCCTGCATTGCTATCTTGCCTTGAAGCTCAAGTAAACGTGCCGTGTGGTCTTCTAAACCGTCTAACACGGTATCCACCAACGCTTCAAGCTCTACCTGTCCGTTTTTCTTCCCATAAAAGTTTACATCCAACGTAAACGCATAAGAACGTGTTACACTTTGTTTGCCGTCGTTTGCTATCGCCGTTCTAAAACTCCCTGTTGGTTGAACGCTTTGAATGTTGAGCGTCAAATAGGGAGCCGTTGGAGCTGGGGCGTTTTGATTCGCACGGATCACACGCACGCTAGAAAGCGTGGTGAAATACCCAATAAGGTGCGTGTAAAGTTCGTTCATTGTGCCACCTTCTGCACGACATAGGCGTTATGGTTAATAACTCCATTCCCCCATGCCTGCTGTCGTTGGACT